TGTTCATTTAAGACAATTAGATGTCCTACCTTCCGGTATAATATTTATGAATAGAGGAAGTGTGTATCTACATTCTCTAACTGATCTTTCGCCGGATGTTGAATTTAAGAATGGAAAAAATATCTATTTCGGATCTCTAAAATCTATTCCTCCGGGGGTAAAATTCGAGAATAAAAAAGACGTTGATTTTAGATCTATAACTACGATCCCACCCGGAGTCATTTTCGACAATGGGGACAGCGTGTATTTAGAATGCCTAATAGGATGGCCATTTTTTGGTAATTGGCCTGGAAATATAGAAGGAATAGACTCAAAGAAGTTATTTAATAAGATGATATCAGACGGGTTATTTGATAGAAATTAAACCTCTTCTTTTACCGTTATAAATCTAGAATTTGATTTTACCCTATCTGGATAATTTTTTCTTACGTTCCATTTCTTAGGGAGGTTTGCCATAGGATCCTTTCTTTCTTCGTCCGTTAGCTGATTATTATACCTTGCCGCCAAAATTCCTAGAGTTGCTAAAGCTGCTCCCTCCGGTTTAAGAAGCTGCTGATTGCTTGTTATCCCTAGCTTCTTAAGTATATCTTTTTCTGATTGATCTAACATGTTAAATCTTATCTGGGTTAGACCAACGCTGTTACTATCTTTATTAGCTCCGTAGGTGGTTGCCTTACTCATATAATCAGGGGAACTGGAAGAACTAGGTGATAAGAATTTTTTACCTGCTCTGAAAAGATTTCCAACCGCACTATGGGTATCCCCGAAATTACTTTCGGTTCCGTAAATACCAAAAGCAACTTTAACTAGATCATTATAGACATCACCATTTATTTTCGCTGCTAACATGACCTTTCTTTTGTTATCTTCCAAAGCTTTAACGAAAGGTTTTGTCGTGTTATTATATTCTTCGTCGTCGCTAAAATCTAGAGCTTGATAAACCGCATCTTTGAAAGCAGTTTCGTCAATCACAACTTTTATTGGTTTATAGTTTAGGGTTTTTGTGCTTCGATTGACTTCTGGATCTTTGGATCTAAATACAAGTTTACCGTTAACTATTTGAAATTTATTTTCGGATTCGTCCGGAAGTATGTAAAGTAAAGACCCTTCACCATATCCCTGGCTGTATAGAACTTTAAGCTCGTCTGCAATTCCATTTATACACCCATTAGAAAGTCTATTATTTTTTAAATCCTCGTCTTTTAATTTTCCTGTTCTATTTCCAAATGAACTGTGTATAGCCATGGGAACTTCTATACCTGCTTCATTTCTAAAGTTAAAGCTTGGTGCATCGGAATAGTGTTCATTTTTAGGGTTTACCGCTGAAACAGTATAAATTCCTGCTCCGGTCATTCTATTTCCTTCTTCCCAGTAGACTTTTCCATCTTTTACTACTGTTTTTGTCTGATGATCCCCGAAATTTTGTCCTATTCCCACCCTAAAAGTTGAAATCTCTTTATTACCCTGATATAATTTCATCTGACCTTTTTTCTTATCCAAAATTAGGTACTTATCTTTTGTATCCTTGTGGTATTCTTTAATGATCTCAGAAGGAACCATCGCATTTACAGACTTAATCCTTTTTTTGATATCTTCCCAATTCTTATATTCCGTTTTGAAATTTATAGGTTTTATATTTTTTAATAGAACTTTAGGAGTTAGGGGGGCAACTAGATCCAAAGGGTTAAGGAAAAGATCTTTTAAAGGTTCTATTTTTTTCTCCTTCTTTTTCTCCTTCTTTTTTCCTTCTATCTCTTTGGATTCCTTCGGGGTTTTTAATTTCATTCCCACCTTTAGATTGCTTGGATTTTCCCCTATGGAATCTTTATTCAGATCATATAGTTTTCTCCAATCGCCAATTCCTAATTCCTGTGCAATCCCAGATAGGTTATCCCCCTTCTGAACCACATATTCCGATTCGGACATATAAGATTCGTTTATAAATTCTCTAAACTTAAGTATCACCAGGTATTTTTATTTTATATATCTGTTTTAATTTTCTTATTTTTAGAGAAATAAAACTAAAAATTTCATCTATAAAAAAGTAAAATGCCGTTCAAAAGAAGTAAATTTTACACTCCTAAACCTTTTAAAGAAAGAGCCCTGGGGTTTTTTCAATCCCTTTTGTTCTGGAGAAGCCGAAAGAAAGGGATAATAACCACTAGTAGAATAGGGTGGAGTGAGATCCGAGAAGTATTTTTCCCTAAAAATTTCTATGAGAAATATAGATACCTTGGATCTATTCCCTGGATCGAAGAAGGAGAAATATTTAAGGCAATGGAGCCTTTAGTCATATTTATGGATCATAAAGCAAGACCGAAGTGGTGCCCGAGATGGTTTCTTAGATTCCTACACCTTTTTGGATCCGATAATTCTATAGTAAGGGTTAGAAATTTTCCTCTACATAATCTAAGTAAGAGATTAACTAAAGGGATTATGATCTGGGACTTCAAAACAAAATGGGAATATTATGATCTTAGAATCTCGGTATCGGGGGATGATCAGATTCAAAATTTGGCAGAAGACATAGAAGTCGGGTTCTACGATAGGGGAAAGAGAAAAGAGGAGAAAGGAAAAAGAAATAAGAAATAGACCGAAAGGTCTATTTTTTTGAGGGATATATACATCGATGAAAAATATAATTAAATTCGAAGATTTTATAAACGAGAAGAAAGGACCTTGCTGGCCAGGGTATAAACAGATCGGTATGAAAAACAAAAGAGGTAAAATGGTTCCTAATTGCGTAAAAGAAAATAAAAATAGATGAATAAGATTAAAAGTTTTAAAGAATGGGTATCTCTAACCGAAGCAGTGATTATGCCTCCAGAAATATATGGAGTAGAACCTGACAAATACGGGGAAACTATCGGGATTAACGATAAAGATGCTAAAAATTATAAAATAGAAGATTTAAATTTACCAGCGGATAAGCCAATCGGGGATATAGCAAAATCGGCTTGGGCGAATTTGAATGTACCGACAAGAGGGATTCCTGCAACAGAGGGAGGAAATTTGGGATGCGCTGCTGCAGTATCTATAATTTTCTATAGAGCAACAGGATTACCTATAATAAAAGGTAGAGATAAAAATCCAATAGAACTGGGAACTTCCACTCTTTGGTCTTATTTCACAGGAACAGACAAAGATAGATGGGAAATTATTAGGGGTTGGAGAACTGAATCAAAACCAGGGGATATAATTCTCACAAGTAGAGGAAGATCAGCAGGACACGTAGGGGTTGTGGTAGAAGATAATAAAATAATATCAAATTCTTCAGGTGGATTTGCAGGGGACAAAAAGGGACAAATAGAATTAAATTACGATATTAGTAGTTGGGATTCCGTAGCAATGAAAAATCCTTTACAAACTGCTGCATTTAGGTATAAGGGTGAAATATTAGACGGATGGGGTGGAAACCCTATAACAACTCCAATGGGATCTAATGACGAGGATGCCACTAAAAAAGAAGAGGAAATTCCTACCATTGTAATTAAAAATGATGAGCTTTTGGATATGAAAATATTGCCTTCTTCCGAAATGGTTAACCTTTTAAACCCTAAAAGTACTGAAGACCTCCATAAATTATTAATGAATTACCTTCCAAAAGAAGAGCCCAAAAAGAAAAAAATCCTGGGACTATTTAATCTAAAAAATAAATCTGGTGGATAGATCCGAATTCATAAATAAACACATAAATCCCGGTAAATATTCCTGGAGAGAAATTGACGGAAAGATAGTTATAAATTCTTCTAAATATATAAGTTTAGAATGTTTAACCATACCAGAGGGAGTAGTGTTTGATAATACAGCAGGAATTTCATTTACTTTTTTAAATGAAATTCCGGAGGGGACTTTGTTCTTAAGTAGAAATAGTATATACTTCCAAGGAGGACTAAATAAAATTGGCAAAGGAACAATATTTAAAAATTGGCACGGATTAGTTTTCAATGGGGGAATAGAAAAAATAGAAGAAGATGTGATTTTTCAAAATTCCGGAGATATTATCATTAGAGAAAAAATAGGGAGCTTAAGCAAAGGAGTTAAATTTAATAACGGGGGAGCTGTAGGAGGAAAAGGGCTAGATGAAATTTCTATCGGTGGGATATCAAATAATAGAATTTTAAATTGTATGATTAAACAATTATACGGGGAATAGAAATATATAGATTATGAGGAGAGATACATTCATGGATTTTCTGGACAAGGAAGAATACTCTTTTACCGAGCAAGGTAATAAGATAATAATTGACGAACCTTCTTTATTTGATGCTGATATTTCTTCTATACCTCCAGGAGTCATATTTAGAAACGGAGGAGATGTTTATTTGGATTATGTTACTTCTATTCCAAAAGGTACAGAATTTGAAAATGATGGCCACGTATTCGTCCAGGGTGCTATTTCTCTTTCCGAAGGAATAAAATTCAGAAACAGAGGAGATGTTAACATGGAATCCATAAGATCTTTCGATGTAGATATAATTTTTAAAAATTCGGGGGATTTAAAATTTGATTTGCTAAATAATATTAATAGACCTATAATTTTTCAAAATAGAGAATCTATATTTTTTTCTTCTGGAAGTTTACCTAATTTTTCTAAAGGCGTAAGATTCGAAAATGGAAAAGGTATAACTGTATACGACGAAAACATAAAAAGTTTCTTTATCCCAGGGATTAAGCAAAGTAGAATCTTAAACTGTATGATAAAACAAATATACGGATAGTAATGAAAAATATAGAAAAATACGAAAATTTCATAAATGAAGGATGGTTTACCGACGCTATATCTAAATTTACGCAGGGATGGAAATCTTTATGGGGAACTACAGGGATATCTCTATCTAAAGCAGCTAAGGCTAAGGCTAAGGCTAATCCAAATTTTAGCAAAGAGGATTACTGGACCCTTATTACTATTATAGCTTGTGAAAACTATTCTACGGAAAAACAGGGAATGAGTGATACAGCACAATCCATTTACAATAGATTTAATGTTCCCGGAAAGCCTTACGGTAAAACAATAAAAGAGATAATACTTTCAAAAAACCAATATGAACCTGTAACTAGGGGAAAAGCTAAAGGAGCTAAATGGGATAATATTCAAAGTATGAAAGACGCTATTAATGTTTATTCTAAAACTAAAGGAGTAGATGTTAAAAAAGCTACTGAAGCTATAGTTACTGCAACACAAGCTCAAAAAGATTCAACCCTTTCCTCTAATGCAGGAAGACACGTTCAGTCTAGAACAGAATTCTTAGCTTCTCCTCCTTCTTCAGGAGGTGCAGTTAAACCAGTGGAAAGACCTGCTAAGGAAAAACACAATTCGTTCTTTTGGAACTATGCAGGTAAAAAGAATTTTTACGCCAAGAAAGATTTATCCCCTAAGTCTAAACCCCAATCTGTTAATATAACTTAGAATGAAAGGGGATTTAATAATCGGAAATAGAATAAAATTAATTCCTAAGGAGGAATGGAAAGAATTAGGAGATATAAATTCATTCATGAATAAGATAGGAATTTCCCCCAAAGAACTTCTAAAAATAAGAAACTACATAGCTAAGGATTTGAATAAACTAGGAATTTATAATTCAATCTCCAAAAAATATTCAAACAATATTACTACAGAAATCAATGTTATAATACAGGGAAACTACAGGGGATTTCCAGCTATCATAGACGATCCTGAAGAAATAGATAGATTTTTGGCAGGAGAGTATGCTGTTGCAATCGATTCTAACGGGGGAGAACATGAAGTTTCGAAAGAAAGCTCAGATGTATTGGATTGGACCCAAGAAGAATATGGGTATTTTTATTTCAAAAAAATGAAATAATGGAAAAAAATCTAAGAATAAATTATCCAAATTCCGGAATAGAGGTTTCAGATGAGCCATTATCAGATTCAGGACATATTTATCGTAAATTAACCTACACCCAAGCTCTTAACCTGGGTCTTATAGAAGGAAATAAGGATGGATGGAGATTACCAACAATTAAAGAATGGAAATTTCTATCGTGGTTTGAACCATTAGGAATTATTTCTTTTCCTGGACTTTATTATTTAACATCCGAGGCATGTGAGGATTATATTCCCGAAAAAATAAGAGACTGGGACGATGAAATTCAGCAAACCCTATCAGAAGATCCTTTTGCTTTTGATGATTCTGGAATGGATCAGATTTACGTATGGGATGTTCAGGAAAGTGAAGAATGGGAACAATATGACGGAGATGTTTTTTCCTATATCCTAATTAGAGATATAAACCCCTAATTTTTTCCCCTATTATTTTTTTATTTCGATATCTTTCTTATATTTGTCAGGAAATTTAAATCTTGGAAAATGAAAAATTCACAATTATTTGCGGAAAAAATAGCTATAAGAGAGAAGACGAAAAGGAATAAAAGGCTAGTAATAGCAGGACTTATTTCTTCTATACTTTATCTTATAGGAATACTAGTTACTTTAGGAATTTTGTCCGTAAAAATGAACCAGAATTGTCTCGGACATCTTAAAAGAGCTGCAGATGCTTCGAGTATAGAGACTGCGGACCAAGAACTTTCTATTGCAATAGAATATTTAGAGAAAGAAGGTCTTACGAAAGGGTATACCTCCATTTTTTGGCAAACCCCAGATGAGGATATAGAATTTTGGTATAAAAATATCAAATCTGCAAAAGAAGAAATTGAATCCCTTCCGAAGAATTCATCTCCTCTCGAGAAGAGTAATATGTTAATTAAGCTTAGAGAAACTCTTTTAGACCACGGGGATAAAGGATCTGAATCTATAACATGTCCAGATGGACTTAGCAGATACCCTAATAATATATTATTTCTTATCTTATTTCTTTCCTCCTTTGGGCTGATATTTTTCTTTACCCGAAAAGTTATCATTAGTTCAGATATTTTCTAATTAAAAATGGAATAGAGAGCTTTAAAGTCCCGATATTTGGCTCAATAGAAGGTCTTTAAAGTTCTCTGATCCTGTTTTTTCTATATCCCTTCTCATCATAGAAAATACTTGAGGACCAGCAAACTCATTTCCTCTTAGCCTTCTTTCTGAAGAATCTATAAATTCGGAAAATCCAAGATCCATCATAGAAGAAATTGCAAAATCGTTTGCTTCTTTTTCGGACTTTTTATAAAGTCTGGTAAATTCTTTAAGATTTCCCTGTTTTGTTAGGTTAAAACATCTTTCCATTTCCCCATTCTTTTCGTGAGAATCATGAAAAGATTCATGTATAGCTATAAATAATTTAAACTCTGGAAGATCCGTGGATTTTTTATTTATGTATATCTTATTTTCCCCCGCATAGATCCCAATTATAGGATTATGAGTTTTAAAATCCAAATGAAATATAGAAATTTCTTTTCTATTTACATTCCACCAACGGGATATCCCCGGAATAGATTTTTCTTCTATCCCTATCTCAAATAAAAAATCCTCAATGCTTTTTATCATAATCTATATATTGATTTTTTATTTACGAGAATTTATTTATATTTGTAAAAATGGAAAATTTTTATAGCCCTTATTGTGAGATTTGTACCGGATGCGGAGAAGATGGTTGTTGTCCAGCATCAAATTGCCAGCAGCATCCTGATGGTAAATACTGCGAAATCTACCTAAAAGAACTTAAATTTGGGTACCTTATGTACCATAAGCTAATGGGAATGGTAGAGGAAGATCCTAAGTACAAAGAGGAAATCTCAGAGGTTTTTGATGAATTGTGGGATAGAATTTTTGATAATAATGTAAATAAAAAAGAAGATGAATAAAATTAATTCTTGGGAAATTTTTTTAGAGGGTAAAAATGTCCATAGTGTCCTTACTAAGTGTTTCGAATGTGGAACTATGGGATGTAATTTACCCCAAGTAACAGAATGCGGTAATTGTGGAAGTCAATCCACAGTTAGGTATTACGATTCAAAAACAATAGATCAAAATTTGGAATTCGTAAAATGAAATCCCCTTGTAAGGAATGTCCTCATTTCGTAAAGAATAGACACAATGATATGATAGTAGAATTTTCCAGAAGAACCAAAAGACTTCACAATTGTCATATGACGGAAGGAAAGAAAAATCTATGGGAAATCAAAGACGAAACCCTTATATGCTACGGAGCTAAAAAATCTAAATCCCTAGAAAATATCTAGGGATTTTTTGTGATATATAAAGAGATGAGAACATTCAGAGCTGGTAATTTAGAGGTAATGAGGGAAGATTCGGATTATCCGGATTTTTCTTTAAATATGTCCTATGAAGAAATAGAAAATTTAGATCTTGGTAAATATTCAGAAGAAGGATGGAGACTTCCTACCTATGATGAAATAAGGTATCTTTACAAATTAGTTAACTGCGCATCATATAATCGTCAAGAATGGAATTCTCAGAAGTATTCTATAGGACGTTTCGGGGATAATTCTTATTGGGCATCCTCAAATTCCGAGATTTCTTTTATCCTATTTGATTTTCTTGGGGGATCCGTGGAAGCTTGGAGCAAAGGAAGATTAAGATTAGTTAGAAGAATATGAAAGAAGACCGATACAGAATTGAAGGTTTTATAAAATATTATAAAAATATTCCTACCTTTATAATGGGAAGGATCGAGACTACAAGAGAAGATTTTCCTGCAAAATTAGATTGGGAGGATACTAGACTAATGGTGGAAAAAATGGGGGATAGATGGAGACTTCCAACTCCAGAAGAAGCTTTATATTTTATAGATCTTTCTAAAGGATTAGGGATAGGGGACTTCGACAAATACGGAAATTCAGATAGAAGAGGGTATTGGACAGAATCTACTACTTTCGAAAATTCGGGTACAGATCAACTGAGGACAGGAGTTTATATAGACCACGGAAGAACATATGGTTATAACATAGCTAGCCCTTGTTTAATTAGATTAGTAAGAGATATATGAAAACCTACTACAATCTTGGAAAATTTAGAGTAATGGTAATCGATCCGTCGGATAAAAAAACATGGTGGGGAATTTACGATTACTTAAATAGATATCATAAAGAGCTAAAAGAAGAAGGGTGGAGACTTCCAACCTCCCCTGAATTATTCTATATTAATGATCTTTATAATCTAGAAATTTTAGAAATACAAAAAGGGGAATATTGGACTTCCGAGCCATACCCCAAAGATGCAGAAGATCCTAGTTATTATTTGACTTATACTTTTACATCACCTAAATTTACTATTAGAAGATATCTACCGATAAAACCTATGGGAACTATGTCAGTAAAACTTCCCGTAATACTCGTAAAAGACATATGAAAAGATATAAATATAGAGCCGGTAATATCGAAGCTATGATAATGAATCCATCATTGAAAATGAACTGGGTGGAAATTCAGGAATACTTAAAAACATTCCACACATACGATAAAGGTTTAAAAGAAAAAGGATGGAGGATTCCTTCTGCCAACGAGATGTCTTACATATATGATATTTTTGAATTGGGGGTTTCTGGTATTAAATCAGGTGAATATTGGACATCCAATGTCTATACAACAGGAAATTCAGGGGAACCTACTTCTTGTTTAGTTTTCGTTTTTTCTCCTTTCCGATCTAGCGGAAATCGTACAGATTATATGCCTTGCATAATTAGAGGAACGATGTCAATAAAACTTCATGTAATAGTCGTAAAAGACATATAAAATCCCATTTATTTTACGTGTACTGAACTTTATCGATAGATAGATAGATAACCTAAGAAAATATAAAAATGAGCGTAGATCCAAATTATTTAAAGATGATAGCAGACCGTTTAGATAAGATGAACGGAGGTTCTCCTGTTAGACCTGGAGAGATACAAGGAGAGTATAAACTTCCCAATATAATGGATCAAATGGGACAAACCGCAATGGCTTATCTAAATAGAAAAAAGGAAGAAGAGGCTAAAAATCTAAATAACAGACTGGATAGTTAAGACCAAATCCAGGATATATCTTACCTTTGTATTTGTTTTCGAGAAATCTTATATCGGGAGAAAGATCTCTTAGGTAAAGCAAAAGCTGATCCTCACCACTATAGATTAAAACCCCATCAACTCCTTGGGTATTATATAAGGTTCTTACTCTTTCCGTTATTTCTTTATCATCCGAAGCGTCTTTAACTAATACCCATAGACTTTCACATTTGCTTTTACATTCTATGAAAATCTCTTCCTTTATCTCCTTGAATTCCCCGCAAATAACTCCAATCCCGTATTTTTTAAAATCGGGAAGAAAAAATTGATTTATAGAATTAAATAGGCTCTTCATCCCCAATTTCAATTACAATTGGTTTATTCCAAGGTTTATATCTAAGAGTACAAGTAGAAGCGTTAACAAATATAGGTCCATTCTCGTCTAATACCTTTGTTCCATATTCTTCGTGAATGTGTCCAAAAGAATGTACTTTTAGATCTTTTAGCTTTAGAACTTCTTCCATTAGAGCTGGACATCCTACATTTTCTTGTCCATAAACTACAAGATCAAGAACTCCTAAAGGAGGACCGTGAGTTATAAGAACATTAGTGTCTCTAGGAATCATCTCCCATTTCTCTTTTATCTCATCCTCCCCAAGCATAAAAGCCCAATTGTAGAAAGGAGGAGTCCAGGGGCTTCCCCAAAATTTTACCCCATCTATTTCTATTCCAGAATCCTGGAGATAGTGGATTCCATTCTCTTTAATTGATTCTAAAGTGTTCTGTAAAGTGGTATTTCTATATTCAAACCCGAAATCATGATTACCTGCTATAAAAATTTTATTTTTATGAGGGAGAGAAGAAAACCAAAAAAGAAAATCATCTATTTCACTACCTACACCTCTTGAAGAAACATCTCCACAGTGAACTAAAATATCCCCATCGGGAATGTCATTTATCATTTGTCCATGTAAGGTATGGGTATCCGATATAAAAACTACTTTCATACTATCCAAAAAACATTTGTTCTACTACTTTCCAATTGATAAATTCCCTATTTGACATAGAAGAATCCATTAATAAAGGTGCTCCTAGTGCTGCATCGTCAATGTATAATTGGGCATAAGCTTTAGGAGAAGCTGTCCAAGATTTTTGATTTGGGTTTTCCTGTATTCCGTACAATTCAATGCCGTTGTCTTTAAACCATTCGATAGCATCATTTAATTCTTTTCCACTTCTCATGGTCCATAGAATTAACTGATGCCCTTCTTTTATTAATCTTTTAAGTATAGGAACTGCACCTATGTCTTTACCTACTCTAGGATAATCGTGGGTTACACACGTTCCATCAAAATCTACCGCTATTACCATTTTTTATTTTATATATTAATCCCACCACCACCTCATTCTTTCTCTTAAAACCCTAAATAATAAATCGTGTGCTTTTTCTTGGTTGTAGTAAGAAACGTAAAAACACAAATCTCTTTTATCTAAATCGGGTTTTTCTTTTAATACCTTACGAACACTTGATGGGTATTTCATTAAAAATTCATCATATCTTTCACTTAAGACATCAATTTCTAATCTCTTTAGATCTTCTCTCTCTTCTACATCTTCAAATCTAAATTTAGATTCTTCGTAATCGAGATATTCGGTATTATAGTATTCTTCTTTAACCCTCTCTATTAGATTTAAAACAATCGTCATGTCACGATTATCTCTATCAACCCGGGTATGTCTATTTGCATAGATGATTTCTTTTCTTTGGAATTCTATTTTCTTTTGTAGTATATCGAAGATAAAACCATCATCCCAATCCCTATCTTTCCAAATAGTCGGAGCCCACTTTATTATATTATTGCAGCTGGTTAAAAAATCTCTTATTCTCCAGTTGGTATTTCTCCATACCCTAGCAGATAAAGTTTTCCTATTCCATGCAGAATCCTCGGGTACTATTAATTTTTTATAATTTTTCATTAGTTTTTACTTTCCCCTATTATATTATCATTAAACATATATCTAGTTCTGTAATATTCCTGTGCATCTTCTTTATCCTCTGAATCCGCTTCCGATTTAATTCCAATATATTGTTCCACGAGTCTTATCATTTCTAGCTGTGCTTGGTGAAAAGAATCTTCTATCTGGGATCTTTCTAATTCTATCATCGATAATACTTTTCCTATTGCATCAGAATTTTCCTCCTGGTTAAGTCTTAACCAATCTAGAAAATTCTGAAGAACAGTTTTTTTATCTGATATCATTAAATTAATTTAAATAGATTCCTTTACTTGTAGCGTAGTAGTCTAGATAAATTCCCATAGTTAGCAATCTTTCGAAAGCCATTTCATTTTTTTCTTTTTCTAAAGATTTAATAATTAAATCCGCCAAAAATTGTAATATTTTTACTCTTATTTTACCCATACTCTAACTTTAAATGTGTCAATAATAATGTATTTTTCTGCTGGAAACCAAAAACATAGGCTTTCCTCTTCTATATGTAAATGTTCTTCTTCTAAATAAAGTGTATCTATCATTACATAATCATAATCCAAAGGATGCGATTTTGGGGTTTCCGTTTTACCATAAGCATCGCAATCTGCATTTTTTGATGATTTGCAAGAAAATAAAGATCCTAAGATCAAAGAGGCCAAAATTATTTTTTTCATATTTACCATTTATCTATATCTGTTAAATCCAATTCCGTATTAGCCAATTTACTCCAAACCTTTTTAATAGTTCCTATTCCTCCTCCGCTTTCAAAACTATAGATGTAATCTCCATAAGATCCATATATAGCTTTTATGTGTTCCTGCCATTCCTTTAATTTCTTAGATTCTTCTTGATCTAATGTATAGGTAATGATATTCTTCTTTTCTTCTTTCTCCTCCTTTCTTTTCCATCCGTGATCTGAGTTATTTTCCCACATTTCATATGATTTCTGTATCCATTCTGTTGGATTGGATTCGTATGTCAAGGGGGTTTCAGAATTAGGATCCTCCTGATGGGCATGTGTATTTCTTAATATCCATCCAGTCCAATTTAATAGCCAATTTTCCATTTTATCTGTTTATTTTTTCGTATAAGTGAAAATCACACAATGTCGTTATCCATCCACCTTTAGTAGGTTTACCCGGTTCGCCACATTTTTCACATATCTCGTAAGACCTATTTTCTGCTTCTGTTATTTTTTCGAATATCTCTTTACTTCCTTCATTGATATAAAATCTCAACCCCCCAAATTTTTGTTTAACCTGGCAGATCTGTTTATTCCATCCTAATTGGATCAAATCTTCTATTAGAGTTTTTACTAATCCTAGCCATCCGTTTCCAATACAGAAAAATCCTGAATCTTTTATCGGTTCTCTATCCTCGTAAAATCCATTTTCTAGACCTCCTATAGATTCTAGAAAGGATTTAAATTCTTCGTCTGAAATATAATTATTATTCATTTAATTAATTTTTATTTCCCGAATCCCATCTTACCTGTTCCTCTAACACTTGGAGCTTTTTTAAGACCTTCTAGATTATCTAGGGTTTCTTCAAATCCTCTCCCCATTATAATTACGGAGATAACAACTTCTTTTAGGTGTGAAAGAGACATTCCTTCTGTTCTCTTTAGCCATTCTTCTATATCTATTTTTTCAAGATCGTCTTTACTTAATTTATTCTCAATGAAACATCTTCGGATATCCTCATTAGGAAGCTCCACTTTATATCTTCGATCGAACCTAGAAGGACGATTAGTTATTCTTTCCTGAAGTTTTTCTGGGTAATTAGTGGTTGCGATATAAACTACATTTTCTATCTGCTTTACCCCGTCGAGAATATTCAAAAGCCTACTTATGGAATAACTATGTTCACCTGCTATAGAATCTATATCTTCTAGAATAACTATTAAAGGACGGTTAGGTTCTATTTCTCTGAAGGAAGGAATAAATGAAGAGAATCTTTCAACGTCATCCTCATCTTTAATGTTGATTACTATTCCTCCTTTTTCTATAATATTTTTAGAAACCATTTGGATAATACCAGATTTACCACATCCAGGCTCTCCGAACATTAAAATTCCTCTTTTGTGGATAAATTTATATTTCTCGTATTGATCTCTCATATTCCAAAAATTATCTATATCTTTAAGAATATCAATAATCTCATCAGAAGGAAGAGAATAAAGCTCATCAGTTCTAAATGGTTGCTTTTTTAATGTCTCGGTAGAAAGTTTAGGATTATAAGATATTTCATAAACCCCAGGAGGAACCCCGTCTATAGTATGGTAAGAAGGAAGAAATTCATCATTTTCTAATACAGCCCAGCAGGAAAACTTTTTACCTTTTCTAGTTTTATTCCCGGAATTTTCTAATTCAGGTGATGCATATTCATTAGAAACTCTTCTTTCTGCTATAAGATTTTCGATCTCTTCTACTCCGTAATGTTTTTTCCTCATATTTTTTATTTTTTTAGATTATATTTTCCATTAAGTTTCTTTATGATATTAAATCTTTATCCTCATCTTTTCTTTCTCTATCCTCGATAAAGTTCATTAATCTATAAACTATACCGAAAATAACAAAAAGACTAAGTAAAACGACAATGATAAAAGATAAAAGAGGTAAAGTCTCTGCAAATATGAAAACAAGACTAATAACCGCCAGTGTTGTGACGGTTATTAGTGATTTTATTAAAAGATCTTTCATTCTAGTTTTTAATATTCAAGAATGTCCCTGAACTTCCTGCCATAGTGGTAGGTAATTTTCCATCCCATGCAGATGCTTTAACAAACTCTACATAAAGAGGGGTTAATTCTTTCTGCTTGATCCTCATTGCCAATGCAGCTGCATTTGCATTAATGATTGTCTTAGCAGAATCTCCTCTTGCAATTGCCATCTTCTCTAATGCCTCTGCCTGGGCGACCAAAGTTCTTTGCTGAGCCGCTTGTGCTTCTTGAACTGCTTTAGTTTTACCTTCGATAGCTTGTTGTAATGATGTTGGAGGAATAATGTTAGTTCTTAACTGGGATACTGTGAACCACTTAGAAACTCTCTTATTACATTCTACGATGATTGCAGCTTCAAATTCCTCTCTTTTATTAAAGATTGCATCTACTTCCCATCGGTTAGCAACATCATTTACCGAAGAAACGATAGCATTCTTCAACCATCCTTGCTCAACTTCTTTAATTTCCAGACGAAGATTAACAAACATTTCTCCGATAGCATCTTCACGTAATGAGTAATTAAATGAAGGCTTAATGGTAGCTGCAAATCCTCCTTTCGTGATTACTTGCTGGGCATCATATTCTATATGTTGCTGGAATAAAGGAAATTCTTTAACCTGCTCGGTCCATGAGTTATAGAATACCCAACCGGTTTTATATTGATAAGAGCTAACACCTCTATCAGAACCGGTTAAATTAACTTTTAGTCCTTTGTTACCTGCATCGATTCTTTCTAAAGAAAACGGCTGGATAAAAGAAAGGACCAAACCAATGATAGCAGAAGCAATACCGATGGTTATTTTTTTACTTCCTGCATTCTTAGCTGCAGAGTCGTTGTAGGATGCGTTAGATCTCATAGAGATCCCACGTAGAATTGAAATTACTCCGAAGACCAGAGATGATACGAAAATTAAAATTGAAATAATCATTTTTCTTGTTTATTTTTAATTATAGTTACTGTCTCGTCTACTAGATAAATTAAGAGTCCGACCAGCCCGACGACACATAAAAGCTGAACATACCCGTTTACAGGTCTACTTATGGCATACTCTCCACATAAAGATGCAATGACAATAAATCCCATCCACATCAGAAACACTTTAAAATACTTCATTAATTATTTTTAATTATTTAAAATAAATATAAGATTTAATCCGTAGAGAAAAAATTATTAGGAAAAAGATATATAAATTATGGGGATAAAAAAATTTAACGATTTCATCAAATCATCTTATTCGATCATGGAAAATGAATCGAATCATTACGTTTTACCAGAGAAAGTTAAATCGAGATTAACTGAAGACGGTAAAGGTAATTATGTTTTTCACCATTACTCCGGACAAAAAAGAGATTTTATAAAACCGACTTCTGGTGTAGGAAGTCTTATCGTTAACAGAGCGGAAGCATCCGCATTAGGTAGTGTAGGGGGAGTTGCTCAATACTACACAATGGAAGGACAAGTAGAAAGTGGGGTAGGAAACGTACAACATACAATATTAGTTCCAAAAGATGAGGTTTATTATTTTAATCAAGATGCTTTAAATTTCTATGATGAGGCTAAAGAAAGATTCACAAAACATTTTGGAGAATATCCTATGGCATTTTCTCCTAATTTCCAAGCAGCATGGATATCTAAGGTAGCAAACGAGAATGGATTTAAAATGATAGTAAGCGAATGGAGAGGTGGAGAGTTGAGGGGACAAACGACTATTCCTTTAATTCCCGAAAAGGAAAACATAGAAATGAATCCTAGAGATGAGATGAAACCTGGTGATCTAATTTCGGTATACGGACAAAGAGCAAAATTTATTTCCAAAGAAGGTAATAAAATAACATATGAATTACTTAGATCCCCTGGGGTTCCGGAGAATTTGGTAGGAAAAATTGAGACTGTAGATATATCCGGAAGAAATTATAGGGCTGTGGATAAGATATACGAATCTAGAATATTTCTATAGAAGCCTAATGTATTTTCTTTGTGATCCCTTTCTGCCCGAAGAAGCTTCGGCATAAGACTCATTAAAAGATTTTGGATTTATCTCTAGCAGATAGGATTCTTTTAAGTTAAAAAGAAATTTTCTATCTTTATGACTTCCTTTAACTAATTTTGAAAATAATTCTTTAGTTAATTCGGAATTTATTTGAGTATTTTTGTTCCATCCTTTTTTTATAAAATCAGATAGAACTTGACCTTTTACCGAAAAATCATTGGTACCTATTTCAATAAATTCATTTTTGTCTTTATAGATAACAGAATACTGATCAAATTTTTCTCCTATCTCTATTAAATCTTCTTTTTTAATATTTGGTATAAATAGGCTCTTTTCGTGAACCCATTCTCCTTCCTCTTTAAATCCCCCTTCCATCTCGATAAAACCTAATTTTAGTCTATCTCTTATTATTTTTTTAAGCTCATTGTATCTTTCCAGATTCTCTTTTTCTGAATAGTATTTTCTGAAAGGGGAAATTACCCCGAAGGATTTATCCCCTTCAATGTGTTGCCATATTCTAGATAAAGAACTTTCATATACCATAGAATCCTTATCCAAAAATTCCGATAAAATACGATTATCTTCAAATGATTTAAAAGATTCGAATAAAGTTATAAATTTCATAGTTTTAAATTTTTATCTATATATTTATTCGATTAAAAGATTTGTTCCTGAATAGAAAGTTTTGATGATAAAATTTCCACTTTATCCAATTTTTCCCAAGGCATAGAATCATTTCCGAAATGTCCTTTAGCAGATTCATTATATATGGGAGTTCTAAGATTAAAATGGTTTATTATCTCAGAAGGAGTCATTGGGAAATTTTCCATTACAATTTCCACCAATCGGCTATCGTCGAATTTACCATATGTGTTTATATTCAAAGACGCTGGTTTGTCTATCCCAATCATGTAAGCTATCTCTACACTGCATTTTTCAGAAATCCCAGAAGCAACTACATTTTTTGCTATGTATCTTGCTAGATATGCACCGCTTCTGTCCACTTTACTAGGATCTTTTCCACTAAATGCTCCTCCCCCGACTGCACAGTATGGACCATATTGATCTACTACTATCTTTCTTCCTGTTACCCCACAATCGGAAACCGGTCCCCCTACATTCCACGATCCTGCTGGATTTACTATAATTTTAGTATTTTCATCCATCAGATCAAATACTTCTTTCGATAATCCTATATAGTTTTGTTTTATCGCTAAAGTTATAGCGTCTTTAACTTCATCTAAAGAAATATCTTTTTTGTGCATGGTAGATACTAATAATGTGTGTATTCTATTAGAATCTTCCCCATATTCTATTGTGGTTTGGGTTTTTATATCTGGCCCAAAAGAACTATTTAGAGAATAAACATAATCTACTAATTTTTTAGATATGTACATTCCAATTGGCATATATGTATCAGTTTCATTAGTAGCATACCCTGTCATAAATCCTTGATCCCCTGCTCCGAGATCTTCTTCGCTATTCTTTAAAACCGCTGAATTTATTTCAGGACTCTGAAGTCCTATGAGATTAATAATGGTTACGTTTTTATAATAGAACCCATGGTCTGGATCGATGTATCCGATATCTTTTATGGTATCCTTAACTATTTTTTCGTAATCCGCTCTGAAAGTACTTGATATTTCTCCTCCTAAAACTACACAGTTATCTTTTACCATTGTTTCCACAGCAACTTTTGCATTAGGATCATTAGCCAAATAGGCATCTAAAATGGCATCAGATATCTGATCCGCAACTTTATCGGGATGTCCGATAGAAACACTTTCTGTTGTTATTAATCTCTTCATATTTTTATTTTTTATGTTTTAGTGAATACTTATTAAATTGTTCCTTTCTAGATCAAATTTAATAATTTTTTCGTAGAAAAAAATTAAAGAACTTTTATTATATAGCTTGGATAATTTCGATCCGGTATCTCTCCTTCTTCGTGTTTAGCTCGTGGAAGAGTTAGCCCTTGATCGGTTTTAACCTTATACATACCTTCCTGGCTTAACTCCGTAATAACACCGGGTCTAGGCTGACCCAGGAATGTTACTATAACTTTAGTACCTACTTTTAATTTATGTTTTATCTTTACCGGGGGAGCATTCTTATCCACCTTAGGTTTTCTCTTAGATTCTTTTATATAAGAGGGTTTTTTCTCCTCTTGTGATTCTATTTTCTCCTCTTCCGGTTCTTCTATTTTAACCTCTTTAACTCTAGGTATTGGAGTCTTTTTAACCGGAGGAGAAACTGTCTTAGGAGAAACCTTTTTTGACTCCTTCTTTTCCGTAGGCTTAGGAGTCTCTTTTTTAGGAGAAGGTTTAATAGGAGGTTTTTTGACTTCTAGTGTAGAAATTTTCTTCTTCGGAAGAGGTTTAACCGGTTCTTCTTTTTTAGAAGTCGTAGCTTTTCTTGCGGTGGTTTCTTTCTTAGGAGAAACAACTTTATTGATTTTAGCTGGCTCTTCGAAAAGAGGCTGAATTTTTTTCCTTGGCATCTAATTAATTATAAAATTCTACTTCTTCTAATGGATAAGAGTTTCCTTTATCTGAAACTATAATAATCTCAGCAGGAACAGGAACCCAATCTTTTTTCACTAATTTCATTGTTTCGCAAATAACAACTCGATAACAAAGTATATTATCCGTAAAACCTCCATATTTAGAATTATATCTAAATCTTTTCCCCTCGTACATTTCCCTTATATTTTCGCAATATCGATCTTTCATCTTGTTATTCCTAATTCTTCTAAAGTCTTTGGTTTATAGCCTACATGTTCGCAAGAAACACAAATATATCGTTCGTCCGGAATTGGATCTTTTTTATATCCCCATTCATAAACATTTTTCATAACTACCTTTTCGTGGATGTGCCCGTGAATATTCTTATTTACTCGATATTCAAGTTCAGATTCGTGTACTGGACAGTGGGTAAGCCATATTCCTTTATAGTTAACCATTCCACTAACTTTATCTACAGATTTTAATAGCTCCGGAATGTCTTGTGGTCTATCGTGATTTCCTAGTACGACTATTTTTCTTCCGTTCATGGAATCTAATCTATAATAATTTTTAGAATTTTCCATAGTAACATCACCTAGAATATAGGTAAGATCTCTTTTATCTACTACCGAATTCCACTGATCCACTATATGTTCATCATGGTAGAATTCGTCTTGAAATCCCCGATGCTTGGCCATATTAACATGACCCAGATGTAAATCTGCTATGAATCTTACTGTACACATACAGGATAAATATAAAAATTTTTTCGGAAATAAAAATTAAGAAAATTCAGTCGAGGAAGAAACCCTAAGACCATCTACAATTCTATCCCAGTATTTTTCTCCGTAGAAAATTCTTCTCCCTTTTTTCTGTTCTTCTAATTCATACTCCTCATTCACGACTAGACCGTCCGGTTGTCCCCATTCAAGAGCCATAGAAATAAATTCTTCTACCTCTTGTTCTTCCCCGTATTCATCAACAACTCTTCCACCTCTAATAAATTCTAGAAGTTCTTCTTTATTGGAGTAGTATTTATTCTCGTGAAAATTCCAGCAGAATTTCCAACCCATACTACGTTTACCGAGGTGTATAGAAATATCTTGTGTGAAGTGATCCCAAGGAGAATACCAATCCCAGCTATCATCTTGGGGTTTTCTAAATT